GAGCAGTGTTCAATTATGCTGAAACACCAACACCAAGTGTTGTATTAAAAGCAAATGTGCCAATGGATGCAAACAAAGCAACAGCAATCTTAAACGCTTGGAAACAAGCAAGACAAACAAAAGGCACAGCATTTTTAAGTGACAATGTTGATATGCAATCAGTTGGATTTAATGCAGCCGATCTACAACTTACAGAAGCACGCGAATACCTTGCAAAAGAAATTGCTAGATTGATGAACATTCCTGCATATTATCTTGATGCATCAACAAACACAATGACATACTCAAATGTTACAGCCGAACGCAGAGCACTTTTGGACTTCTCACTTCGACCATTGCTAACAGCAATTGAACAAAGACTGTCAATGGATGACATAACAGTTTCAACACAATATGTTGAATATGACTTGGATGACTTCCTAAGAGGTAATCCATTAGAAAGAGCAGATGTTTATTCCAAGTTAATCCCACTTGGAGTACTTACAGTAGATGAGGCAAGAATGGAAGAAGACCTGGTGAGATAATGGAAATTAAATTTACAAGCGACATATTAACAGCAAACACATCCAAAAGAGAAATCACAGGAATCATAGTTCCTTTTGGTAGACCTGGATTCACAAACATGGGTGAAGTAGTATTTGAACAAGGATCATTGCAATTAGGTAATGACATTAAATTGTTTGAAGATCATGACATGAACAAAGTTCGAGGTCGCATGATTAGTCATGAAGTTACTCCAATGGGTATCGTGGCAAAGTTCAAAGTGGCACGCACAACTGCTGGTGATGATGTATTGGCATTGGCACAAGATGGATTAAAATCCGGATTGTCAATCGGTGCATCTATTGATCAATACGAAAACAAAGAAAATCAAGTTTATGTAACAAAAGCATCAATTGTTGAAGTATCTGTTGTAGATACACCAGCATTTGCTGAAGCACAAATTACAGATGTCGCTGCACAAAAAGCAGACGAAACAGAAGTCACTGCAATCAGCGCAAGTGATGAACAAACAAACCAAACCGAAAGTGAGGTCACTTCCATGGCAAATCCAGAAGAAGTAACTCCAGTGGTCGAAACTGCGCCAGAAGTTGCAGTTGAAGCCTCAAAAGCAGTACAAGCACCAGTTGCTTATGCAAAACCACGCGTGAACACAAATGTCACTGCTGGTGAATATGCAAAAGCACAATTCAATGCATTAAGAGGAAACTCAGATGCACGCGATCTAGTTGCAGCAATTGATGCAGCAACAACAACCGAAAATATCGGTGTTGTACCACCAACATACCTACGCGATTTGATCGGCATCATTGATAATTCAATGCCATTTGCTGATTCATTAGAGCAAGGTGTATTACCTGCAAGTGGAATGAAATTCTACCGACCAGTTATTGGAACACAAGCAACCACAGCAGTTACAGCAGAAGCAGTTGAATTTGATTCAACAGACACAACAATCACTTCAAAAGAAATTGATGTTGTAAAAATTGCTGGCGCAAACAAAGTATCAGTTGAACTTCTTGACAGAAGCGACCCTGCATACCTAGATGTGTTATTGCGTGAACTTGCAGCATCATGGGCTCAAAAAGCAGATGCTTATGCATTTTCAATTGCATTAGCAGCACCAGGATCATCTTCTGGCGCAACACTTTACGCAGCAATTGCTGATGGTATTGCAGATTCATATGCAGTACTTCGCAAAACTCCTAACAGATTCCTTGCAGACACAGGAAACTTTGCAGAGTTACTTGCAGCAGTAGATGGATCACAGAGACCTCTATTTGCGGCGGCAGCGCCTCAAAATGCGGCAGGTCTTATGACTCAAGGCTCAACAGCAGGAACAATCGCAGGATTGGGATTAGTTGTTGATCCAAACTTTGACACCGGAACAGGCGTTAAAGGCGTTGTTTATTCATCTGATGCAGCAACAATGTACAAATCAAGTGCATTCCAATTGCGCACCAATCAAGTCTCGACTGGTGAAGTTGAGATCGGAATTTACGGATATGTCGCCACATGTGCGAAGTATCCAACTGCATTCCGTAATTTGACTGTTGCTTAATTAGCGACCAAAGAGTTGCCTGGCAGGTTAGACCCCTGTCCTGCCAGGTAACACCACACACGAAAGGTAAGACATGCCATCAATCATCACAGCATCAGAACTGCGCGCAGCATTAAATGGAGTCAGTTCAACTTTGTATTCAGATGCAATTCTTGATGAAATAATTGATACAGCAGAATCAGTTGTTGGCAATCTTTTAGTTCAATGGAACGCACCAATTGATAAACATTACACAGAGAATGCAACTTCAACAGTTTTGCATTCAACAAAACCCCACAAACTTTACGCAACACAAGTAGTCACAATCACCGGTGTTACTGGACATAATGGATCAAAAACAGTATCTGAAATTGTTGATGAATTTACTTTCAAAATTACAACAGCAGGTGCAACTGAACACGATTGGCGAAATATCATCCCAAATGGCTTAGTTACAGTGAATGGTCTGTCACAATACGCAGATGTCGCACCAGTTGAATCAGCAGTGCTAACAGTTTCATTGGATGTGTTCAAAGCACGCACATCAGCCGGATCAGTTCAACAAGGATTAGATTTTGTTCCACAACCTTACATATTAGGCCGTACAATCCAAAACAGAATTGTTGGAATGCTTGGCGCATACATTGATGTTGAGGCATTAATCGGATGACATTAGCAACACTACGCGCAAACCTTAAAACAGCAATCACATCAAACAGCATTTATTCAGTTGTTGATTTTGGTGCAGAATTTGTTACAACTCCAAGCATTATAATTTTGTCATCTGATCCATGGCTCGAACCAGTAGTACTTGGAAACAACAAAGCATGGCGTGTCAGATATACACTAGAATTAGTTGCAGCACCAAACACAAATCCTGGTGCATTAGTACAACTCGAAACAATGGTTGGAACAGTCTTACCATTGATTCCACAATCTTGGCAGATACTTTCAGTTTCCAGCCCAAGGATACGACAAGCGAATAGTAATGATGTTTATTCGGTTGAAGTGTCAATCACTACAATATACAATCCATAAGAAAGGAAAGACAATATGCCAACATCAGTAATTACGGGCAGAAGCATTGCCCTGACATACAAATCTGTGAACTATGATGATCAAATCACTAGTGCAACAGTTACATTAGACGATCCAAACGCACAAGTTCAAACTTTGAATGGATTAGTTGATTATGTAGTTGATAAAGAAGTTGGAACAGTAACACTTGAAATCCTGCAAGACTGGGGCGTGACAGGTGGATTTTGTGATGTACTTTGGACAGATGCAGACACAAACCCAACAACAACACAAACAATGACAATTCAAATCAATAGCAAAACTATGACTTTGACTGTCTTGCCAAAGCGACCAGATTTTGGTGGCGCAGCACCGGATGCATTAACTGTTTCAGTTTCAATGCCAATCCGATCAGTATCAATAGCGTAACTATCGAACAGGGGTCACCTAATGTTTAAGATACAAATAGAATGGAAACTTGCAAATGGAAAGTCCTACGAAGAATGGACTATTCCATGGGAAATTGCTCAGGCTGAAAAAGAAACTGGCACAACTTTTTTGGAATTGTTCAAACGAGAATTGCCACCAAGTCTGGAACAACAATTCTGGCTTGCCTATCAAATGCAAAAACGACTTAGTGATAAACCAGTTGGTCGCTTTGAAGATTGGCGATCACAAGTTGTTCACATCAATTCAAAGGATTTTGCAACAACAAATTTTACACAGCCGGAAGCATAGAACGCACATTGATAGAACTGGCAATCATTTCGCGCCAGCCATTGTCAGAGTTCAAAACGCTTTCGGCCGAGCAGGTATCAACAATTGCAGATGTGGTGAGTAAATATCATGGCAACTAGAGCATTTGAAGTTAAGATTAAAGATGCTGACATTAATGCTATTCGCAAGACTTTTAAGAATATGGATCAGATTGCTCAGGATGATTTGAATCGTGCAGCAAATCAAATTGCAGTTGAGGCAGCCTCAGCAGTTGGATCAGCATTGCAAGCAACACCACAAGGCGCAGCAATTGCCAGGTCAATTAAAGTTTCAACAGGATCAAAAACACCATTTTTTACAGTTGGTGGAAGTTCAATCAAATTAAAGAATGGAACACCAGTTGGTGCAATTGCACTTGGTGTTGAATTTGGATCATATCAAGATAGGCCACGCAAAAGAAAAGGCAAATCAACTGATTACATTGGTTACAGACAATTCCAACCAAGATCACCACGCGAGGGCAGAGGTAATGCAGGTTACTTTATATTCCCAACACTCAAAGCATTGCAACCTGAAATAACTAAAAGATGGGTTGAGCAAGTTGATAGAATAAGACGAGAATGGCGCGAGAGGAACTGACATGGCAGATATTAGAACACTGAAACTGCAACTGCTTGCAGACACAGCGCAATTCCAAACTGGACTAAATAAAGCACAAGACGATACACAAAACTTTTCAAACAAAGTTGGTGGATTTGTTGCAGGCGCAGCCAAAGCATTTTTAGCATTAGGCGCAGCAGTTGGCACAGCGGCATTTGCAATTGGTGTCAGTGCAGTTAAAGCAGCCATTGAAGATGAAAAAGCACAGAAGTCTCTTGAAACAACTTTGAAGAACGTAACAAAAGCCAGTGCAGATCAGGTTAAAGGTGTGGAAGCATACATCACAAAAACTTCTTTAGCATTTGGCGTTACTGATGACAAACTTAGACCATCACTAGATAGGTTATTAAGATCAACAAAAGATGTAACTAAAGCACAAGATCTTCAAGCACTTGCGCTTGACATCAGCGCCGGCACTTCTAAGGATTTAAGTTTAGTGTCCGAGGCTTTAGGAAAGGCCTATGATGGAAATTTTACAGCCCTTAAAAAACTTGGTGTACCAATAGATGATTCAATCATCAAATCAAAAGATTTTACCAAAGTAACTGAAGTACTTGCAGCAACATTCAAAGACCAAGCAACAGTTCAGGCTGAAACTTTTGCTGGCAAAATGGACAGAATACAAATTGCCGTAAGTGAAGCCAAAGAATCATTAGGTGCAGCGTTACTGCCTATTTTAGAAAAGATTGCTGGCTTTGTTAATACAGAAGTTGTACCAGCCATTCAAGGATTAGTTGATGGATTAACTGGACAAAAGTCAATTCGCCAAGCAACACTAGATGCTGGTGGAAACGTCAATTTATTAAAAGATGATTTGAGTGATGCAAATGAATCTGGCCGCAATTTAGGTGAGGCCTTAAGAACATTAGCAGAAACAATTGGAATTGTTGGTTCAAGTTCCGGAACTGCAAATCCAGAGTTTAGCAAATTTGTAGACAATATAACCAACTTGGTGAAAGGTGTCAATGATTTATTTGGTGCATTGCAAAGACTTGCATCAATTACTGGTGGAGTAATAGATCTTATTGGATTGCAAGGATTACTAGCAAGAGTTGAATCTGCTGGTGAACGATTCAGAGGCGCACCAACATCCGGTGGTCAATATCCAACAGTTGTAAATCAAACAAATAACTTTGGCGCACTTAATTCTAAATCAACAGCCAACACAGTTTTGAAATCATTAAATGATGCCGCAAAAACTGGTACAGCCAACAAATTTGCCAAGCCACTAATACCAGGCAGATAATCTATGCCTTGGTCACCTAATGCCACAGTAAAGATTAACGGCACAGCAGTTACTAATTACACCCTTGAGGGTGTTCAAATCACTATGGGTCGTGAAGATGTACAACAACAATCAAACGCAGGCTTTGCAACAATTCAATTTTTAGATTTGCCTTACACTGATGTTGAAATCTTTGATACCATCACAGTCACCCTGGACAATTACACAGGTGTTGATACCACAATTTTTACAGGGTTAGTCACAGATGTTTCAGTTTCAGTGCTTGATGCTGGCACAACAAACACATTTATTACACAGATCAGTGCATCCGGTGCGCTTTCAGAACTTGCAGCCAAAGAAGCAAACATTGTTGGCTATGCTGAACAAAAAGATGGTGACAGGATTGTATCTGTCGTCACTGACACTTTTGGACTTAAATGGAATGAATTACCTGCAACACAAGTTTGGACTGATTACACAACTGAAACTTGGGCTGACTTATTAGGCGTTGATGTATCAGCAATTGACACACCTGGAACATATGATCTGTTCAGTTCCGTTGCAGCACCAGACCCATTGAATGCTTTGAACTATGTTCAAATTGTTGCTGATTCAGGTTCAGGTTATATTTATGAAACTACATCTGGTGGCATTGGTTACCAGGATCAAGATGCACGCGCAGACTATGTTTCAGCCAATGGCTTTGTGAACATATCTAAAAACTTTATTCTTGCTGATGGCATTAGTGTAACTACATCAAGAAATGACATTATCAATGACGTAAGAGTTGTTTATGGCGCTGCACAAGATGTTATGCAAGTTGAAGAATTAGATTCAATTAGCCAATATGGTCGGGTTACTGACACAGTTGAAACATTCTTAAAAAACTCAGGTGATGCTGACACTTTGGCTGATCGTCTAGTACTTCTTAACGCTTATCCTCAACCAGTAATCCAAGGCATTCAAATACAGATTGATGCACCAACTATGACATCATCATTGCTTAATTCACTTGTTGGTGTATTTTTTGGCATGCCTGTATCAGTTACAGATTTCCCTGCCCTTTTGTACCCTAATCAATTTTTTGGTTATGTTGAGGGATGGTCATGGGATATAGACAGATTTACTGCTAGGCTTACATTGAATGTTTCGGACTTCACATTCTCGGCAGTTCCAGTGGCGTGGCAAGATGTATATGCTGGCGAAATTTGGAGTACAATAGATCCATCACTACAATGGCAAGATGCCTTATTAGGAGTTAATTAACACATGGCCACAACTACACCAAACTATGGCTGGACAGTTCCAACTTCAACTGATCTTGTCAAAGATGGCGCAACAGCAATCGAAACTTTAGGTGATGCAATTGATGCATCCATGAACACAGCCCTTGGTACAAAAAAGGCTGGAATGGTTTTACTGAATACAACTAGTTTTAGTGGAGTAGCCAGTCAATCTGTTTCAGATGTTTTTAGTGCAACATATACTGCATACAAAATTATTATTAGAATAACTGATACTGCAAGTGATGGTTTTATGAATTTAC